ACGTTTATCCTTGGTTGCAGTCTTATCTTGGTCCTTATTGTTCTGGAGGTTCTGGCTCTTATCAAGTTCGTGTGGTGAAGGGTTGATATGTCATTAGTAGACACCACATTCCAGTCAATCCCTAAGTCACTACTTGACGATTGGGGTCAAGACATCACGCTTGTCAAAACGACAACACCACGTGTTTATGACCCTACAACAGGTGCTGTAACTGGAGCTGACACTTCAGTTGCACTAAAAGGCTTGATTTCAAACGTAACATCTAAAGAGACCGAAGGTCTGTATCAAACAACTGACATCAAGGTCATTATTGGTGGCGATGAATTGGGTTCTTACTATCCAACAGAAGCTGATCGTATCCAGTATTCACAGGATGGAGCGACTCGCGAGGCCAAAATTTTAAACGTAGTAAGCTTCAGGGGTGAAGACCCTTTGCTTCACACAATCATTGCGAGGCCGCAGTAATGGCAAGTAGAGACATAAAATTTTTAGTAAAAGACTTAAAAAAAGCTACTGTCGAGGGGGCAAGAACAGCTTGCGTCCAAATTATGAATGACCTGGTAGAAGCAGGGCCTGCCTACTCAGGGGATTTTTCCGCTTCCTGGTACGCAGTTGCTCCAGGAAAAACAGCAGGCGGCCCACGTAGTTCTACAGGTTTATACAACTACACTCTCAGAAACGTACCAAAAACTAAATTTAAAGAAACAGGTTTATACCAAATAGTAAATACATCTTCGTACGCAAATGAGGCGTTAGACCTGGTTCCGTACTCAAAACCTACTGAAAAATTAGAGGGGCGAAAAAATTTAGGCAAAGACATAGATGTAGGCGGACGTTCGCCAGGCGATACTCGCGGACAAATAACAGGGGATGGAGGCGCTACCAGTTCTGCGCCTGCTGACTGGTGGTCAACTTTTGGCGTAGGCGGGGGTCTAGATAAATCACTTAAAAAAGGTTTTATCAAAGGATTCCTTACCTTTGGTAAGGCACAAGGATTCAGTTCATGAACTACCAAGCAATTCGAGCTGCAGTCGAAAATCCGCTTTTAACTGCTTTTGGCAGTCTGTCCCCTGCCGTACCGGTCTTTTTTGACAACATCACTGCTGTACCGGCCAACACAACAACAGAGTACGTACGTGTAAACGTAACTTTTGGCCTTACCAACGAAGCAACGCTAACGAGCAGCGTAGATAACGCCCGTGGTGCGGTTGTGATCCGTGTATTTACAGAAAAGGGTAAAGGCCCTGCCCGCAATCAAACGCTGCTAACGACTGCCGTCAACGTATTAGAGACGTTGAACAATACGGCCAAAACAAACAGCGGTGTGTTTTTTCGTGTTGGCGACATTAACGGCCCAACGTTTTCAGCTACTGAAGACGCTCCAATGTTTATGGGGCGGATAGACACAGGGTATGTGGCAACAGTGATCTCTTGACAGCTTTGCGCTAACCTGTCTTTAGCCGGGCTGTGCCCGTAGAAACCCTTATTCTCTGGTACGCCCAATGGCCGCCACCGTTCTATCCGGCACTTCAGGTGCTTTGTACTACAAACCTGCTGGCACTTTAGGTCAGTTTGGTGAAAGTGACGTTACCGTTGCTTCTGACACTTTTACAGTCGCAACTTACCTTAATTTTAAGGTAGGTGATGCTGTCAAATTTAGTGTAGTTAACACCACCACAGGTGCAGCAGGCTCGGGCACTTTGCCTGCAGGCATTACCGCTGGAACGGTTTATTACGTGATTGCTTATACGGCAAGCACAGGCGTAATGCAGGTTTCTGCAACGTCAGGCGGTTCTACGATTACGATTACAGACGACGGCACTGCTGTCGCTCCAAACAAATTTCAAGTTGAATTTTCAGCTTTTTCAGCTGTTGGGCAAGTTCGCGAATGGAATTTTGAGATCACACGTGACGAAATTGACGTCACAACGATTGGTGCTACCCCTGGGCAGTACGTTCCATTTAAAACGTTCATTGCAGGCTTTGCTGATGGTTCAGGAAGTGCAACCGTGTACTTCACTGACACTGACGATGCACTAGGCAACCGTATGGTTGAGGACGTGCTGCAACGTGTTCAAACTGGTTGTAAGTTCAAGCTTTATACCGATCAGGTATTTAGCGGCGGCAGCCTTAACGACACACTGAGTCGTTCTATTGAGTTTGAAGCAAACTTGACTACAGCAAGCTTGGCTATCAACCCTGATGACGCCCAGTCTGTCGAAATTAACTTCCGTCCCACCACAACGCCAACCTTCGACTTTGCTAAGTCGTAGTTCACGATTAAAACAAGAAAAGCCCTGGTTTGTCCGGGGCTTTTTTTAATGTGCTGCTACAGTAATTGGATACACAATCATTTGTATGGCCGGTACATCTTCATTGCGAGCAATTGATCGTCTTCGTAAAGCTGCAAACTTAGAGCCTGCAAAAAAAGTAGTAGAGCTTTCCGATGGAACGGAATTTGAGATGTATGTGACACCTTTGACAATGGCTGAGCGTGAGCGTGCTCAACGGCAGGCTAAGTCTGATGATGCCAACGCTTTTGCTTTGCAGCTGTTGATTTCTAAGGCACAGGATGCCAACGGTCAGAAGTTGTTTAATGCAGGCGAAATTGACGTGCTGAAAAACGAGGTTAAGGATAAAGACTTGCAGGCTTTGATGCTTGGCGTTCTTACTGACGATGAAGTTGCTGAAATGGACCCAAAATCCTAAGCGCTGAGCTTCGGAAGGACAATTGGCTCATGCTGCAATTTGGCGTTGCCAAGGAGCTTGGCATGAGCTTGTCAGAGGTTCGCGCCACGATGACACCAGAAGAATTGATTGGTTGGAGCGCCTATTTCAACGTAATTAACGAGGAGCAGCAGAAAGAAATGGATAAGGCGCGTCGTAGACGCTAAAGTGGTGAAACTACTAGGGCAAATCGGCTGTGGCCTACAACGCTGAAATAGCCATTGCCGTTAAAGGCGGCGAGCAGTTAAAAAAACTTCAAAATGATATTAAACGAACTGCTGAGGCAGTTGAGTCTGCTAACAAAGATTTGCGTGCTGTCGCAAATACAACTGTATTTAATTTAAACAACCTTAGCGCAACTTTATCTGAGGCTAAAAATAATTTCAATACTGCTGCTCGCGGAACAGAGCCGTTTAAAGACGCTTTGCGAGATTTAATAAAAAGCGAACAAGTTTATCAAAAAGAAATAAAAGAGCGGAACAGACTTCTTGATGAAGCAAGGTCAAGGCAAGGCCCTTCTATTGGGGGACAAAGGCTGACGCAAACCCAACAACAAAATCAAGATTCCTTTAAAGCATTTTTTGAAGATGCGGCTCAACAAGCCAAAGGCATAAGTGTCTCAGCATTGAACACAAGAACATCTTGGCATAAGTTTTTTAATGAGGCAGAGCAGATTGCAAAAGACCTTTCTAGATCAACTGAACCGTTAAAAGCGTATAACGCTGAACTCGCTGCCCCTACGCAGCGTGGTGCACAAACTACGATGGCTGGTTCATATCTTCGCGGGCAGCCTAAGTTTGGTCCAGAACCTGCTCCAGGATTTGATCCAATAGCTGGAGCGGCTAGGACTAGAGCTGCTGGTTTGGCGTCAGAAGCTATTGCCGAAGGCAGAGAAGTCCAAAGGCTTGCACAACAAAAAATAGAACTTACAAATAAAGTAAATAAAGCTGATCGTCGCGCTTTTATTGAATTAAATAATCACAAAATTAGAGGAATTCAGAAACGAATTGATGCAGAGATGGACGCTATTGAGACAAAGCTTAGCGCGGCTATAAAGGCTGATAATGTAGAAGGGGCCAGGTTTGACAAAGAGTTAAATCGTAGAATACAGTTAACCACAGATGCCGAAGAAATATATTTAAAAATACGCGAAGACAGCGAAAAACGCATAGAAGCTAGGCGCAAAGCAGGCTTAACGGCAGCTAAAAAACTAGAACAAGATATAGCAAAACAAAAAGCTGATGAAAAAACTCGTAGGAACAATGCGATCAGCAGCGGCCTTATTGGTGGCGCGTTCCCACTGCTGTTTGGGCAAGGAGGTGGAGCGGCAATTGGTGGCGGCATAGGTGGTTTTGCTGGCGGCATGATTGGCGGCCAGATGGGTTTTGCGCTGTCTTTGGTTGGCACCCAATTTGGTGCATTTGCTGATCAAATTGTTAGTGGCGGTGCAACGCTTGGTCAGGCACTTAATCCTCTTACGGCCGACATCGAAGCTTTGGCTACAGCTGCAGGTTTTGCTGGGACTGAAACCGGTGCTCTTCTGCAAGCTATAGAAACCCTTGGGACGCAACAGCAAGCTCTTGAGGCGGCAACTGCACTTTTAGCTGCAACTGTTGGAGACGAAGGCGTGGTTGCTCTTGAAAATTTTGGTGCAGAAACTACAGATCTGGGGAATGAATTTTCAAAAGCAATGGCTCAAATGCAAACAGCAGCAGCCAAGTTTTTTGCAGGTATTCCAGGGTTTCTTGCAGAGAGTCTTAAGGTACAAAATGAACTAGGAGTTGGCTTGAATTTAAACACTCCAGAGGCCAAAGAACTTCAAGATAGAAGAAACGAGTTGACAAGTTTTAGCGTTGGCAGGGAGGCAAGAGAAGCGCTCGGGTTGGGCCGTAATACTTTGGACGAGATAAATGAAATAGCCGATATTGACGCTAAATTAATAACACTTGCCCAACAAAAAACTGCAGAGGCTGAACGGCTAACTAGAGCTACATCTGAGCAATTACAAACTACTAAATTTTTAAACGAATTTGGCATAAAAAGTGCTGCAATAACAAAAACTGAACTTGCGTTAGCTTCGCAGAAAAAAGATTTAACTAATTCTGATTATGTTACCTTGCTGAAGCTACGGGCTGCTCAAGAGCTTGGCCTTAAAAACAAAAAAGCTGAAGACGCCATTGATAAAAATAAAAGTGAATTTTTAAAAACTAATGGATCTTTGCAAAAAATTCAGAATAATAATCTTATTGAATTTAATAATAAAATTGCACAAATTAATCGAGAAAGCGAGGAAGCAATCGACCGTAAAAATAAAAAAATAGAGCAGGGCTCTGCAAAACTAAGCAAACAGGCTGAGCAACTTCTGCAGCAAAAACAACAAGCAGAGGCCGTTACAGAACAACTGGAGCGTCAGTTAGCTCAAAGTAAAGTTGCTGGAAGTGTTGAAGCACAAAAGCTTGGCATAGAAGCAAAATATGAGCAAACTATAGAACGAATATCTAAACTTAAAAATCAAGACTTTGCTGTTGAGCAAACAATTTTGGCAAATCAAGAAAGAAAAACTAATCTTGCAAATCTTGAAGCAACTGAAGCTAAAAGGCAAGCAGACGCAATTAGAAATGCTGTAGCTCCTATCAAGAACATACGCGAAAGCCAAGAAGCAAATCTTGCTGCATCTAAAGAGTACAACCGTTTGTTGATGGAGGGTGTGCTTCCTTCAGAAGCCAAGCGTATTGTTGAATTCAACAAACAAGTTGATTCTTTAATTAGACAAAAAGATGAACAAATAAAGATTGCTGAGCTTGAGCTACTTCGTTTGCCTGCAAATAGTGGCCTTAATCAATTATTGCAAGAACGGCTTGATTTGCTTAAGCAGGAAAAGAAAGCAATAGAAGGCGAAGCTTCCAAAGGGCCAGGCAAGAGCGACACGTCTGACAGAAAGATTATTGAAGACAGAGTTGCTGAATTACGTGGCGAGCTAACAGAGATGACAAAGCTTGGAAACGTTGCTGTGAAAGTTGCAGATAATATTGGAGCGGCATTTAGCACTGCATTCCAAGACGTTATTAACGGCAGCAAGTCAACGCAACAAGCGTTGTCTGACATGTTTAAAACTATTGGCGAAAACTTTGTTGCAATGGCTGCCGACATTATTGCCCAACAAATCCAAATGATTATTCTTCAGACCATACTGAAAGCGTTGGGAGCAGTTGCCGGAGCAAGTGGAGGAGGAGAGGCTGCTAGCAAGGCTGGAAGCCAAATTAATGTTTCTCCTGGTCCAGATGCTTTGAAAGGGGGCACTTTTTTCGCAGATCCAAGTCAATTTGCACCTCCAACATTGATTGCTGGTAAAGCAAGCGGCGGTCCAGTAAATGCTGGTCGTCCTTATATGGTTGGAGAGCGTGGACCTGAGATGTTTATCCCTGGTTCAAGTGGCGGCATCATGCGCAATGAAGACATGCGCCAAATGATGGGACGTTCACCTGCAGGAGTCGGCGCACCACAAATGAATTTCACCTTTGAGACGACTAATATCGGTGGAACGGAATTTGTAAGTCGTGAACAGCTTGAG